GTTTCATTCTCTTCCTCACCATTGATGCTTTAATTATTCTAAGATGAATAATCGTCAAGGGAGGAAGGTTCGTAAAGTGTTCATTCTTAGTTAGCGATTTCTGTTGATTATATTTTAGCGGTTACATTGCATGTAAATTCGGCAAATATTGACGGAGTAATAGTAGCAGATGCGGTTAAAAGTTCATGGGTATACACTGGAACGCTTAATGCAAATCAAATTGTCAGCGGTAAAATTAGCGCGGATAGAATTGATACAACAAATCTGAAAGCAGAAAGAATTTATAATACCAATAATCCAAACAACTACGCTACTGTTGGTGGAAGTTACGGGGACATGACGCTTTATAACAATAATCAGGAATTTTTTAAAATCTACAATAATATTGACGGTTCAGTAACTTTATACTGTTGGGGTCAGCCATTTATGACTGTCCGAGGACAGGATGTTTATTTTCATGGAAATACATATGGTGTTACAGCACAGTTTGCTTGATATAGATGATAGACACAATATAGGGGGATGGAGATGGAATCAGGAGTGCTAATGAATGGATTTGTAACTGGTACAAAAAGACCAGTATCAGGTATGGAAAACTTAGGGTTTTACGAAGTTTGGAACGGTAAGAATTGGGTTTCAGAAGATATTTGGAATTATGAACATAAAAAATGCACAGGATGCGATAATCCCTTTTGTGAGTGCAGAGGAAAATTGATTGATTCAAGCCAAAAGAGTAACGCAGATATCAAAGAAAGAATCTATGAGTTAATTAAATTGCAACAAGAGATTAGTCAAGAAATCATGTCGCTTGTCAATCAGATTGGCGGTGACGCTTAATGAGCATTGATATTTTTAGAGAAAAATTTGAAAAAGCAAAGGTAAGTGCTAAACCTGTTGAAAAGATAAATGATAGCGATTCTATATTTCCGATAGAGTCTTTACCTACAGAATTAAAAAATATTTGTTTAGCAGGGTATCATGCTTTCAAACTTCCTTATGAATTTTTTGCAGTACCTGGTCTTGTTGCTTTATCTACAGCGATCGGTACAAAATTTGAATTACAAATAAATAACTCAATGAAAACAAAGGCGAGCCTTTATGCTTGCTTAATTGCTAATGCTGGTAGTGGAAAAAGTCCAGCCATGAGCATCGCCTTTCAACCCATACATAAGTATCAAAGTAAACAATACGAAATCTATAAAGAAAAATATTATAAATATATAAAGTTAAAAGAAGAATATGAAATAAAAAAGAGAGATGCCAAAAAAGATGGAAATGTTCTTAATGAAATGCCTCCAGAAAAACCAATACCAGTAGATGTATTCACTACTGACGCAACAACAGAGGCATTAGCTTCACTTTTGAAGGATAATCCTAATGGTATTGTACTTAAACAAGATGAATTTCTAAGGTTTTACAACAGTATGGATGCTTATAGAAACGGCAAGGGTGGCGATAGGGATTTTTATTTGTCGCTTTGGAACCATGAGCCAATAAAGATTAATCGGAAAAAAGAAGAAAATATATATATTGAAAGTCCATATGTTTCTATAATCGGGAACATGACACCTTCAGGAATTGAAACAATAGCAAAGGATGATAACACAGAAAACGGTTTTTTAGACCGTTTTCTTTTTGCTTACCCAACAGATTTGGGAATGATGAGCGTAACTGATAAAGGAATTGATGAAGAAACTGAGAGGGATTATGAGAAGTTAATCTATTCCCTATTTGAATATAATGATTTTGCTATTAACACAATTAGATTGGATGATGAAGCACTTAGCATATATAAACAGTACGATCAACAATTAACAAGAGAAGCCGGAACACATGAAAAGAAATGCTCAATTTTTGCAAAAATTAGAATGTACAGTTTACGTTTTGCTTTAATTATTCATGTATGCAAAAACCTGAACTCTGATTTTACAACCTATGATAAAGAAGTAACTGCTGAAACAATGAGGAAAGCCATTCAATTGGCAGATTATTTCCGAAATCAAACAAATAAAATCTATAGCAAATTAAACGAATCCGAAGCAGATAAACAGTTGAAACGAGCCATTAACATCTTACATAAGAAATTAAAGGATGGAAAAATAAGTAAACGTGAATTTCAACAACAAATCAGAATGAATGGACAGGCTTTAGATGAATTTATTAAATTCTTAATGGAAAAAGAAATATTCATAAAATCTGTTGAGGAAGAAGGGAAAAATGGTGTGAAGAAAATCATGCTTGTTGTTAATCCTAACATCCTCAAACAAAGCATAGAAGTGTAACTAGCGTAGATAAAGTGTAGAAAATGACCATCTACGCTATTTTCCCTTGTGTATCAAGGGTTTTCGTTAAAGCGTAGAAGTGTAGATGAAATATTAATATAAATAAATAGTGTAGAATGTAGATAGAGTTGTATAAAAGCAGTTTTTAATATTTATTTACATAAATAACCAAATCTCCTTTGCATATATGCTTTTATCCTGTTTTGCTTCTACACTTCTACACTTCACAAAAAACGTTGATATATCAATGAAAACAGCGTAGATCATTGGTGTCTACGCTGTTCTACGTTTTCTACAGGTTGTATTTTTTAACAGTTTACTAAGGAGTTGAAAAAATGGACATACATCGAGTTTTACAACAGTTGCCGCCAAAAAAGAGGATTTACTTGAAGTGGAAATTTAATTTGTGGTTTGATCAAGAGAAAAAATTAACCGAGCAGGAAATTTTGCAACAGTTAGGGGTTAAAACTCTTAACGGATATATTCGATGGGAAAAAAGTGAAGACTATAAACACTTTGTATCGGTTTATTTAGCAAGCAAAAGCGCACAGGATATGTTGAATATTTACGAGACTGTAAAGGATAAAGCAAGTAAAGGCGATATGAAAGCAATTGATATGATGCTTAAACTTCAACGGGAGATTAACGCACATAAGAAAGCTGCGGAGGAGTATTTTGCTGGTGCAGAAGATGATGATGACGGTCTGGAACTTTAAGGGTGTACCATTACGGTACTCCCTTTTGCTTTAGGAAGGTGATGAGATGGCAAGGGTAGCATTGACCACTAAGCAAAAATTAGAAAAGATTATGAATGACTTTGAGTTGTTTTGCCGTAACTTTGTAAAAATCGTAGACAATAACGGGGATTTAATCCCGTTTGAATTGAATGATCAGCAAAAGTATTTTATTAACAATGCAAGTAAATTCAATATCATTTTAAAGCCGCGCCAATTAGGTTTTACCACTGTGCAGTTAGCTTATTGTCTTTGGATGGCTATTAAAAATCCGAATACCAACTATTTGATTATGTCTTATAAGAGCGACTCATCAAAAGCGTTACTTGAAAAATTAAAAATGATGGATAAGTATCTGCCAAGAGAGAAATTTCCTTATTTGTTCCCTGAAACAGACAGAAGCAATCGAGATGAGATTGTTTTTAGCAATGGTTCCAGAATAATTCCAGCTACGAGTGGTACAAAGGATGTTGGTCGCGGCTTAAATTTGATGTATATACTACTCAGCGAATTTGCTTTCATGGATAATCAGGAGAAATTGTTATTATCATTGGAACCGGCATTGCAAAAAACAGAACGCAGCCGAATTGTTTTGGAGACTACAGCGAACGGTTTCAACTACTTTCAAAAGATGTATGAAAAAGCTAAAAAAGAACAAAGCAAATACAAAGCGTTTTTCTTCCCTTTTTTCAGTTCCGCTTATGAAAAGCAATTTGCTTATGATATTCAGCAAGCGGTTAAATGGTATAAGGCAACAAACAAAGGAAAACGATTGTCAAATAAAGATTTAAACCAAGAACAAAAGCAATTGCATGATATGGGTTGTTCTTTAAATATGCTTATGTGGCGGGAATGGATGCTAATGGACAAAGATAAAAATGAGTTTTACCAAGAGTATCCCGCTTCAGATATACAGGCATTTATTAGCACAGGTTTAAGTGTAATCGATCAATCAAGAATACTAGAACAAATGAATTATACTTTACCGCCGCTGGACAAAAAAGAATTAAACGACTTACCGGAAATTTTAAAGCCATACATAGGCAAAGGACTGGAGATATTCAAACTGCCAGAACGTGGAATGCGTTATTTTGCTGGCGTCGATGTGGCTAGTGGAAGCAAAAGTGATTTTAGCACTATTGTTGTTCTGGGTGCAGATGGCGAACAATATGCTTCATTTAATAGGAATGATGTTCCTATATATAAATTCGCTCAGATAGTCCGAGAGATTGGGCTATTTTTTAATTATGCCATGTTAATTATTGAGCGAAATGGTTTAGGTGTTTCTGTGTTGGAACGATTGCGGAAAGATACTGATCAACCTTACCTGAATTTATTCAAACATAAGCAGTTCGACAAAGGTAAGACTAGGTTACAACTAGGTTGGCTGCAAACAGCGACAACAAAGAACATTGCAATAACGGATGCAAAGGAACAGTTTGAATGTGGTTTGATCAATATTAATTCTAAGGATTTATTAGCGCAAATGCAGACATTCACGGAAGACAATAAACGAACTGACGGACATCATCACGACTTAGTTCAGGCATTTCTATTGGCGGTTCAGGGCATGAAACAAAATAAGTATTATGTGGAGGTTGTTTAATGAACGAATATATTAAAGATAAATATGACGGTCGTAGAGACTGGTTCATTGAAGAAATAAGTCAGGTTGAAAATATGCAGAGGGTTAATGCAATTCTTGATATCAAGGATTATTTGAGTGGTAAGCATCAGATTTTAAACAAGCCAAGCTATCAATTTGGCGGTGTCACTGTGGAGCCGCGAAAGATAGTTTTGCAATATGCTAAGACGATCATTAATTTTAGCGTTGGTTATTTGCTATCTAACCCTATAACGCTGACAGGAAACAAAAATGTAGTCGATGTATATAAGCGAGTTTATAAACGTGGGAAGTACAACCAAATTGATTATGATCTGCTAGACAAGATGAGCAAATACGGCTTTGTAGCTGAATATCCTTATTTGGACAGCAACCGAGATATTAAGTCCAAGATTTTTGACCCTGCTGACAGTTTTCCAGTGTATGACCATAAAAACGAGTATATTGCTTTTATCGAGTATTATTGCGTTGATGATATTGATTATTATACGGTTTATTATCCTGAAGTTGTGGAGTCATGGACAAATAGAGGTGGAGAATTACGGTTGGTTGACAGTAAGACCAATTTAAGCGGATTGCCAATTATCTATAAGAGTCAAAGCGAAATTGAAAATTTAGGACAGTCTGATTTGGCCGATATTGTTACTATTCTCGATAGTATGGAGGATTTGCTGTCGAAAGCGGTCGATGGCTACTATAGATATATTACTGGAATTCCTGTAATAGTAGGGCAACAGTTAAAAGGTGATGGGATTCCTAAGGATATTGTAGGCGCAGGACTTGTATTAGAGGATGGGGCAGATTTTAAATTCGTATCTAATGAATTTGATCATCAAGCGTTTGAAACACTGTATAAGACACTTACAAGTGCATTGCTGGATATTAGTAATGTTCCAGCAGTAAGTATGAGTAAGACTGATATTAGTAATTTATCCGAGGTAAGCATTAGATTATTGTTTAGCTTATCTGATATGAAAGGTGCTCTTAACGCTAAGTTTATGCGAGAAGGTATTGAGCAGCGTTTTGAAGTTATCAGGAAATTGTTGGAGTATAACGATATAAGGTTCAGCGATGACGATTTCGATACGCTTAATTTTGTGTTCCAATATGCAAGGCCGAGTAATGATAAAGAGATTGTTGAGAATTTAAAAGTGCTGAATGACATGAAAGCAATTAGTTTGGAATCAATTCTGGAACGAAATCCTTACGTGACGGATGTTCAGGGAGAGCTTCAGAGGATCAATAGTGGATATAATGCAAATGATAAACAATATCAATTAGATTAACTGAAAATGCAAGCGTGATAAGAGGTTTGTGATTGAAAAGATATATCGTTCGCCACGCACCTGTTACCATATACATCAGAGCCGAATAAATTCTATATTTTTTTAATTTCATAGATATTTTTTTATGGGCAGCATCGTCAATTTTGATCTATTGGCGGTGCTGGCTTATTAAATTGGCCGACTTTGTATATTTTCCTATTGTAGACCACTATATTCCTAATATTGTGGTGTGAAAAAGCGACTAATACCATATTAGTTGGCTTAAATATTGCCATATTTTAGAGAAATATGGTATCATCATGATATTATTAGGACTATTTGCATAATTATGCGTGATCTATTGGACTTATAGAGGGAGGGTAGTGAGATATAGCGATACCCCTAGTTGCAAAATGGGGGCGCAAGCATGGCATTTTACACATTTTCAGAGAAAAAATAATAAGGGGATTTAAAAGAGATGAAGAAAAAATTTTTGATTGTACTTATTTCATTATTTCTACTTGTACCAAATGTTGCATTTGGAGCAGAAGAACCTATTAAAGTTTATGTTGATGGTAAACGTGTTTTATTTTCCGTTAATCCTATTTTAGAAAATGGTACAACATTAGTTCAATTTAGACCTATTTTCGAAAAATTAAATTTAGAAATAGGTTGGGATAATCAAACTCAAACAGTTACTGGAAAAAAAGATGAATTAGAAATAAAAATTAAAATTGGCGAAAAAACAGCAACTGTAAATGGAGTAGTTAAGGACTTGCAAGTACCAGCAAAAATAATTAATGGTTACACTTTTGTGCCTCTTCGATTTATTGGAGAAGCTAGTGAAAAAAAAGTTAGCTGGGATCAAGAAAATAAGATAATACAAATCGGAGAACAAGTAAAAATTGATAAGTATAAGAGGTTTGATTGGGGAACAAATATTGAGACAGTTAAAAAATATGAAACCTTAGAATTTATTGGTGAAGAAATGGATTATGATGGGTATAAGATTTTAATTTATAGATATGAAGATGATGATACAATATACAATAATGGTGTAGAATACACATTGGCATATAGATTTTCAGAAAATCAATTGGTAGAATTTTACATAGATGCAGGAGCAAGCGATAATTTTGATTATATGTATAGAGTTTATAATACTTTTTGGAATAATCTATTTGATTTTAATGGAAATTGGGTTAGTGATGAAATGTGGAGCGACGAAATAACAGAAGAAGTTTATAAGGAGTTATATAGAAATGATAGAAAAAGTATGTATGAAATGGCGATGAGAAGAGATGAATTAACACTCATTACACAGTATGAGTATGACGATACTGAGGCAGGAGTAATTATGATGAATCATGGATCAGCAAGTGAGCCAGAATTCGGAGTAGCACTTATGTATAAGAGAAAATAATAAATAACTAAGTAACCGCCAATTTTGGCGGTTTTTCATTTTCTAAAAGAAAGGACTGTTTTACAAATGAACAACCTTGAACGCCTTAAAATGGAAATACGTAACATTGGCTTTCTAGAAGTCCGGTGATTTAAGTCAGTTTTAGCCGTCTAACTGACATGAAAAATGAGGAAACAAACTTAACCACCGCTGATATGAGCAGGCTTGATACCGCCTCCGTCATCACGGATTTCGGTTTT